GGATACAAACTGCTTAATTTGTATCTGTGGGATTGCTTTTGGTGCAGAGGATATTGTCGAACAATGAATACAAAAAACGACCAAATTGTAAAAACCCATCTTTTCACAATTACGCTCTCTCTGCTTACGTTCTTAACCATATTTAGATTTGCCCCTTTTCCGACTACTCACCTTTTTATATTTTGGAGGTTTTGCTCTTGATATTGGTTTTAATTTAAATTGTTCTTTTATAGATAATTTTACATCCTGTTTCATTTTTCTTCCTCATATTCATAATAAGCATCCTTGATAATAGAAGCTATAACTACTCCGATATCGGTTTTTATATTACTAGCTTCTGACGTTAGCCAATTAATTTCATTTTTATCAAGGTGGTCAAATATATTGCCCACCTTAACACCGAGTTTCAACATATAATATCTATTTTCATATGGTATCGGCATTTCAATGTTTCTTTTCATTTTCTGAGGCATAATCTACTTTTTGTCCTAGCAGATCAATGTGCACAACATTGTTTTCGCATCTGGTACACCAGATTTGAAAGCCTTTTTTAGTCCAACCTGCTTCGTATCTTCCCCATTCTCTAGGGGATTGTCCTTTTGGCAATTTTTCTAAACAGTTGGCACAGTGCATAAAAGCACCAATATGATTTTTTACTTTGGTTTTCATTGTAACCTCTGCTTTCCTTTTAGCACTAATACGTTGCCCATTAGTGGTATTGTGCAAATTTTAAAGGCAGCTATATTTATATCCAAACCAAGAATTAAGCCTTCTTCATTAACGATAATATCTGCGTCTTTGATTTTATGGCAATAATCTCCAACGAGTTCTATATTGCCCCCAACGATTTCTTGAGCCTCCTCAAGTGTTGGTGGCTCCTTTCCCTCCCAATGTACTACCTTTGGTGCTTCACCCATTTTTTTCTCCTTCTTCATTTAAGATTGCTTTAATTTTATCTGCCTTCTCTTTTGGCAAATATCTGAGATCAGCCATTATCCTTTGAATAGCTAGTCTTTCACTCGTATCGGTCATTTCTTATCCTTTTAAAAAAATGGGGGCCAGAGAGTTGCCCCCAGAGTTTGCACCAACCTATTTTTTATTTTTCGGTAAATCTTCTACCAACTCGTAATCTGTCCACCAATCTCTGTGTCCATGATCGCATTTCGGTTGTTCAAAGTCATAATGATCTGCAAGTTTCCAAAGCATCTCTGCTAATTGACATACTTGGTCATATGTTATTGGACAATGTTCGCTTGTATTGTTGCGAATTTCTTTCAAAACATTCGCATATTTAAGCATTTCTCTTCTGTCTTTTTTACTTATTCGTGACGGACTATGTTTCTTTTTCGGTGGATCTAGAATATCATCCCAATCTTCAATTCTATTTAGTGCCATATTTTTTACCTTTCTAATATTGTTGGTCTTGGTGGGGGAATATCCATGTAGTTATATCTTGAATAACATTGGTCTGATAATTCTCCCTGTAAGTGCATAATAGTCTGAACACATAGATCGTAATCTCTAAATGCTACTGAAACTATTTCTAGTGTAGATGTAAAGAAAACCATCATGTACGTTTCTATAACTAACATCAGTTATAGTTCTTTTTTTTCCAACCACTCTCCATCCTCTTAACAAGTTCTCTGAGTGCGTTGATTAAATCAGTCTTTAGCATAGATGCTAACTCTTTATCTGGGTTGGATTTATCAGTTTCCTCTTCCAACCTTCTGTTAAGTTTCTTTATTCTTTCTTTTAACTCCTCATCAGTCATATCAGTCATTCTGCTCTCCTTCCTTACATTAAGTTCTTCCTCAAGGTTTTTGTATAAATTTATTATCCTTTTCGCTAACTTTCTTGCATTAGCTAAAGAAATATCGGGGTAACTACCAAAAGTATTACGAACCATATGACCATTAACCCTTTTCATCACAAACCAACTTTTTTTACCATGTGGCGATATACGAATACCTAAACCTCTAACTTTAGAGTCAAAAATATCGTATCGCTTATCAAGTAATTCGATATTAGCGATATCGGAAAGTGGTGTTGTGACCATCTTAGGCATTATTATTTTTCCTTTTAAATACCATATAATCCCAAACTATACCAAGTATTTATATAAGTCAAACAAAAACGCAAAAAAAAACGGTGGCTGTTACACCACCGTTTTAAATCAACAACAAAAGGCGATTTTTAAATTTCTTGAACCTCACGCAAATAAGTCTGATAATTTAAAAATCTATTTAACAGATAACAATTGTTTGTAATGATTGCAAGTTTTTTTTTACAAATTATCCCTGGCAGTCACATTTACATACTCTCCTCTGGACATAAGACCATTCAAAGTACCCAACCAAACTTTACCATTTCCATATCTACTTAAAGTATATTTTTCTATAAATTTATCTTTCAATAACTTATTTACATAGTTGGTAAAACTTTCTTTTTTAACATTTTTTAATATCTCAGGACAATCGTAATCATCTTTTCTAATCTCAAGTGCATTTTGACCAGCTTGATGTGTAAGTGCTTTACCTTCTCTTTCACATCTTTCTATCCACCTGTATAATTCAATAATCTTTTCTTCTCTCTCAGATTTTTCTATTGTAATCAACTCATCACTTCTATCCACCAGGAGTCCTGTATTCATATCCCGAACAAATTTTCGGATTTCACGGTCTGCAGGGCCATTTGATTTCACAACGGCTCCATCAAAAAACATATTTCTTTTGTATTCTACACCTATTTTATCAGACCTTTTCTCACCTTCAGAGTGTCTTACATTCCAAACTGCATACGCAAACCGAACACCATCAACCAATGCAGATGTACCCCGAATAAGATTTCGAGCCTCTTCAGGTGTGCTAGGTGGGTCATTGTCTTTAATTTTAGCCATGTGGTGACATAACAGAACTGTAGCCCCTGTTTCTGTAGCCATTTTAGCAGTTAAACCCATGAGAGCTGCACCCGCTGCCGGGTCAGCATTTACATCAGCATGGACAAAGGACGCTAACGGATCAAACACAATCAGTTTTAAATCTTTAATCTGCAACAACTGATCGTAATATTTTTCAAACTCTTCTCCACTATAATAACTCTTATCCGAACCAACTTGCATAATTGGGAACACACCACCATAGTTGGGCAATGGTATAATTTTCATATCATGCTCGTATTCAAATCTTTCGTTATCAGGATCAAGCCTTTGTATTCTTCTATGTACCTCTGCTTCGTCATCTTCAGCCGTAAACACAACTGTATTACCGAAAGATGCTATTTCACCACCGAAAGCACTCTGCATTGGCTTACCAGACGCTATTTTCATAGCTAAATCCATAGTCATCATACCTTTACCAGAATCACCTGCCGCAGCGAAAAGTGCGGGAACACCCAAAGGCATAACATTATTAACCACGAACTTTTGTTCTGGTGCTTTATCCACGAACCTACGGATAGATAGACTTTCATCAAGCAAATTGACCGACTTATGAACTTTCTGCCGAGCATCATTCAAGAAACTGCTAACATTAAATCCCTCTGCAACTGCGTCTGAAGCATCCCACCTTTCAGGCTTACCTGGTGGTGGCGTTAACATAGTAACCGACTTAGCCCCTGCTTGCAGTGCCAAGTGTTGTATCAGATCAGCAACTTTCTTACCTGCCTTGTCATTATCAGGCCACAATATAACTTCTTTGCCGTTTAGAGGCGAAAAATCATAGCTAGGAGCCGAGTTCTTCGATAACATACCTGCACCACCCATATGACACGTTGCCGTAAATCCAAGCGAATTTAGAGCGTCTGCACACTTTTCACCTTCAACCCAT